TAGACCTTGAAACTTAATCTGCCACTTAGTCAATCTAATTAGATTATAATCAGTGGTCATTGTGGTATCATCGTTTAAAAATTGTTTTTGAATTTCTAAGTCTTTTTCGATAACTTCGACTAACAAGTCTAATGTATTATCAGACATTAATGATACTATCAACGGATGATCTATTAATTCTATGTTAAGAAGATGTACAGTTTGTAAATACCAACGTTCTACATAGCTGACTTCTTCTTTGAACAAACTGTTCAGTAAAGGATTGTCTAATCGACGATCCCAACAATGATATAAATCAACGCTTTTAATTCGCTTTAATTTTATCTTTTTCGGAAATGGAATTATCTCTGCTGACATTCTTCTTATCAA